TCCGGGTTACCCGGTTTATTAGACTGTCCCGGCAGACGCATATACGACTAATAAATCTAACTTTATATGAAGGAAAATTATTATGGCAAGAACTACTTTTTCAGGCCCGGTGCGGGCTGGTTATCAAGGCGGAGACGCAAGCGCACAACAACCCTTAACTCCTGTTACTATTAATAATGGTAATGTAATCCCAGTTGATGAAGGAACAGCAGCTTCTGGTTTCTATTCACGTGTAATGCCAACCGCAGGTTTTGGTTCAAGCAGCTACCTAACTCCCGGCGAAGCTTTTTCTGTATTTGGACGTGTTCAATCCGGCGCTCCTTTTGCTGCAGTTCCTACTACTACTTTCAACCACATGGCGGGTACAGTAGGCGAGTTCGCAGTTATCGGTACATATAATAACTTTGGTCTAATGGCTGGTGTAATGGGTACTATTAATACCAATACTCTTTCAGGTGACGCTGCTGTTATGGCGTTTATGGATGGCGATTCTGGTGTAACTACCGCTCGTTGCGCTTATGGTGTTGCAATGGCTCAAACTACTGCTGGTTCTGGTTTTGAATACGGTATCGACCTAAAAATGCAAGACCCCGTTCTTGATGCTGGTGGCCCTTCTAGCGTTAAACCATACACCAAAGCTAATATCCGTATGGAAAATGACGTTGTTGTAATGACTGGTGCAGGCGCTCCTGTAGACGGTACAACAGGTGACAACTTTGCAGGTCCAGGTTCTTTATTTGTAGACATTACAGGCGCAAACTTATACATACAAACTAGTCTTATCACTACTCCTGTATGGAAACTTGTAACAAGAGCTTCGTAATTAACCTCGTAGGGGGCGCTTAGCCCCCTTATAAAACTTAAAGGAGATTAATTATGGCAATGCAATATGACGTACTGTCGTATCACAATACAGTATCAGGTGTAGCGGTACCTTATCGCACTCGATTAAAAGGTATAGTAATATCACCAAGTTCGTCTTCAACATTTCATGTAGGTGTGTTTAATAATACATTTTCTACAGGCACATATGCACAATCAGCTTCTACTACAATCACAGTAACTTTAACTGCACATGGTCTAAATACAGGGGATACAGTATATTTAAATTGCACTACAGGCACTGGGGATAGTAATGTGTATTCTATTACAAAAACAGGTGACAATACATTTACTGTAGTATCTCCTACTTCAGAAACCACAAGTGGTAACGTAAATGTGTATAAAGAAGAGTTATTAGAAATTGATTGCGCTACTGGTACATCGTTTTATACATTAATTCCGGGTGAAGGCATTGTAGGTCAAGATGGGTTATATGTAGGGCTACCTTCAGCAGGCACTGTGACCAGCACTATCTTTTACGGATAAGGACTAATTATGACAATGCAATATGATGTCGAATCAAAACATTTAACATCGTCAGGTGCAGCCATTTCGTTTGCTACTCGATTAAAAAATATTACAGTTACTTCTGGAACTTCGTCTGCAAGAAATATAGCATTAGTAGATTCAACAGGCGCAATAACAGGTACATGGGATAGACCCGCAGGAACACCAGGTCCAATTACTACTACAGTAACTACATCGACAAATCACGGTCTTACAACAGGGGACAGAGTTGCTATAGATTTTTCTGGTTCACTCATGAGAGACGGCGTATATGATGTAACAGTCACAGGACCTACAACATTTACTGTACAATCACTTACAACTGGAGCTGCATCAGGTACTTGTAGTGTATTTACAGAAGACTATATCTTTTTAGAAATAGATACTTTTAGTACTGTAGGTTTACCGATCCTTATTCCAGGTGAAGGTATTAGATGCCCTAACGGTATTTATGCAGTATTAGGTGCTTCAGTTACGGCAACAATATATTATGGCTAACAAGAAAAAAGGTCCTAGCTTAGCAATCGGACGTGGTGAGAAACTTCCTGTATCGAAAGGTGCAGGACTCACGGCTAAAGGGCGTGCAAAGTATAACGCAGCTACTGGGTCAAACCTCAAGGCTCCTCAACCACAAGGTGGCGCTCGTAAGAGATCGTTTTGTGCTAGGATGTCTGGTATGCCTGGTCCTATGAAAGATGAAAAAGGTAGACCTACTCGTAAGGCTGCTTCTTTAAAAAGGTGGAAATGCTAATGACAAAATATTTTGAAAATATAGATGAACATACTAAACATTTAATAGATGGGGTTTCGGTGGCAACGGTTATGGGGACATTAATGAGCTGGTTACCAGCAATCGCAGCACTCTTCACTATTATATGGACAGCTATTCGTATCTATGAAACTAAAACTATACAAGGTTGGTTAAAAAAAGGTAAGTAATATGAAAGCATTTATAGATAAAATATTTAAGGCTAAAAAACAAAAGGAACTATTAGATGACATTGTTAATACAAAAGTTATTGAAGAAAACAAAGAAATACTTAGCAAACAAATTGAAACAAGTATTAAAGAAAAAGTAACACAAGATGCAGTAAAAGAAATAATTGAAGAAGTAAAAGAAGATATTAAAAAAGAAACTAAAGTAGAAGTTCAACACAATCTAAAATCCAGATACAAAGGTTAATTAAATGCCAAGTAAATCTAAGAAACAACATAATTTAATGGCAGCTGTAGCTAACAACCCAGCCTTCGCTAAGAAAGTTGGTATATCAAAATCAATAGGAGAAGAGTTTATGAAAGCAGATAAAGGCAAGAAGTTCGGATCAGGCGGAGCACTTAAAGCAGTTGACTCAAGTGACAATCCTGGATTATCAAAATTACCAACGGAGGTTAGAAATAAAATGGGCTACATGAAAAAAGGCGGAATGGCAAAAAAGAAAATGAAAATGGGTGGCATGGCTTATAAAGAAGGTGGCAAGGCAGACATGGCTCAAGATAAAAAGACAGTTAAAAAAGCTGTAGGCATGCATGAGAAACAACTTCATGGCGGTAAGAAGTCAGACTTAGCTGCTCTTAAAAAAGGCGGTATGGCTAAGAAAATGGCTAAAGGCGGCGGCATTGAAGTTCGTGGTAAAACAAAAGGCAAGATGTGCTAAGGAGCTAACATGGCTAAGAAAATTAAAAAATACGCTGATGGCGGAGAAACAATGAGTGATGTATTGTCTGGTAATTTTCCAGCAGCTCGCCGTTTTAAAGAAGGCTATGAGCAAATGCCTGAAGCGTTAAAGGATCCTATGTTAGGATTAAGCGTTGGTAAAGGATCTAGCTTATTACAAAAACAAATTGGAAGGCTTGAAGATACGATTGCAAATAATCCTGATAGAATTGCTGGAGGAGCTGAAGCGGGTAAAGCTAGATTACAACAGTTAAAAGACGCAGCAGAGAAATATAGTGAAAATCGCCAACAAATGGGAAGAGCAGAAGCGATGAAAACTAAATCAGCACATCTTATAAATAAATCATATAAAAAAGGTGGTACAGTTAAATCATCTTCGGCTTCTAAACGTGCAGATGGCTGTGCTACTAAAGGTAAAACAAGAGGAAGGATTGTATAATGGCTACCCCACAAGAATTACTTGATGAACAAAAACAAAAAGACTTAGATGCTAAAGTAGATCAAGCAGCTAAAGATGTAAAAACTCGGGATACAAAAGAAAACGAAGAGGCTGTTAAAGCTATGAAAGCTATCCCTAAAAAGATAGTAGATACAGTAAAAAAAGTTTTTAAATCAGGCGGTTCAGTTTCATCAGCTTCTAAACGTGCTGATGGTATCGCCGTAAAAGGCAAAACTAGAGGAAAGATCTGCTAATGAGACCTTCACGCGGTATGGGTGCAATTAAAAAGACTAAGATACCTGGTGCTACTAAGAACACTATGCCTAAAGGCGTGGTTAAAAAACGTCGTGATAACACAGACTTTACTCAGTTTAAAGAAGGTGGCACAGTAAACAAAGCTGGTAACTACACAAAGCCAAGTTTGAGAAAAAGAATTGTGTCACAAGTTAAAGCTGCTGCAACACACGGTACAGGCGCCGGTCAATGGTCAGCTCGCAAAGCACAACTCGTTGCTAAGAAATACAAAGCTGCAGGCGGTGGTTACAAGTGAGTGCATTAGCTAAACCGCAACGTTCACTAAAAGCATGGGGTGAACAAAAGTGGAGAACTAAGTCTGGTAAAAAGTCTAGTGAGACAGGCGAAAGATATCTACCTGAAAAGGCTATTAAATCATTAAGCTCACAAGAGTATGCAGCAACAACAAAAGCAAAAAGAGCAGGTAAAGCTAAAGGCAAACAGTTTGTAGCTCAACCTAAATCTATTAAACAAAAAGTAAAACCTTTTAGAAAAATATAATCATGGTAGATAGAACCACAGGGACCACGAGTTTTAATTTAGATCTAAACAATCTTGTTGAAGATGCATTTGAACGATGTGGACAAGAACTGCGTACTGGGTATGATCTACGTACTGCACGACGTTCATTAAATCTAATGACGATTGAATGGGCTAACCGCGGTATTAATATGTGGACTGTAGAACCCGGTCAAATTACGTTAAATCAAAACCAGATTATGTATGCATTACCTACTGACACGATTGATCTTCTTGACATGGTGACTAGAACCGGTACAGGATCAAACCAACAAGACATTAATATTAATCGTATCAGCGAGTCAACCTATATTACAATACCTAACAAGAATGCAACAGGACGTCCTATCCAAGTGTGGATTAATAGACAAAGTGGTCAAGAGAACCCTACTACAATAGTAACAGCTGAAGCGTTAGATGCTACAGAAACAACGATTACTTTATCTTCTACTGTAGGCTTAGCACAGTTTGGGTTTATTAAAGTTGATAACGAAACCATTCAGTATGGTGGTATAAGCGGTAATGACTTAGTAGACTGCGTACGAGGGGTTAACTATACGACTGCGGCAACACACTTAACAGCTACTAAAATTTATGTACAAAACTTACCTACAGTGAATGTATGGCCAGCACCCGATCAAAATAATTTTTATACTTTTGTATACTATAGATTAAGACGCATACAAGATGCAGGTAATGGTTTGACCGTAGAAGATATTCCGTTTAGATTTATTCCTTGCATGGTGGCAGGGTTAGCTTCGTATTTAGCAATGAAGTTACCTAATATAGACCCTAATAGAATAGCCATGCTAAGAGCAGACTATGAAGCAGCGTTCCAACTTGCCGCGGATGAAGATCGTGAAAAAGCAAGTGTTAGGTTTGTACCTAGGGACATGAGTTATATTAGATAAAATGAAAATAATAAAAAGATTTGAGGCGATTGCTTTAGGTTTAACACATTATTTTACAGGTAAACCTTGTATACATGGACACATAGAGCAACGAAGAGTTAATGATAGAATTTGCATGCAATGTACTAGAGACTTTCATAAAAAAATAAGAGAAACGTTTCCAGTAGCTCATAGTGCCAAAAAGAAAGCTAGTTATGAAAGAACTAAAGAAAAACATCTAGTTCAAAAAAGAATTTATAGACAAGCTAATAAAGCAAAAGTTAATGCCCTTGCTAAAGCTTATAAAGTAAGAAAGAAAAATAGAATTCCTAAATGGGTTGATAAAGATCATATGTGGCTAATTAAAGAAGCCTATGAGTTAGCTCAATTAAGAACAAAACATTTTGGGTTTCCTTGGCATGTAGATCATATAGTTCCTATACAAGGCAAATTAGTTTCAGGGTTACACGTAATAGAAAATTTACAAGTAATACCTGGTATAGAAAATATAAAGAAAAAGAATAAATTTGAGATAGATTATGCCAACTAAATTTGCAAGTGCCAAGAACTCGATAGCCCAGTGTGATCGCTGTGGATTTAGATATAAGTTAAAACAACTTAAAACATTGGTTATTAAGACCAAAAATGTTAATATACTTGTATGTCCTGAGTGCTGGGAAAATGATCAGCCACAGTTAAGTCTTGGTCTATATCCAGTGAACGACCCGCAGGCAGTGCGTAATCCAAGACCTGATAGTCCTGGTTATTTTCAATCAGGTTTAACTGGAATACAAGTAATACCTGGCACAGGCAATGATGTCGATCAAACAGGCGTACCCTCAGGAGGTAGTCGAGTGTTTCAGTGGGGTTATAATCCTGTAGGCGGTGCTAGTTTTTTTGATGCACCATTAACACCTAATGACTTAGTAGGAACAAGTGCACTAGGTTCAGTAACAGTAACAATATCTTAAGGAGAAACAAAATGGCTTATAAATCAGGTGCTGATGGTATTACTAAACAAGGTAAAACTAAAGGCAAAAATTTAGGTAATGACGGCGCTTCAGTAGGAATTAAAAAAGGTCCTATACACGCGGGTTCTAAAGGTGGTAAAACTAATGCTGATATGAAAAGTATGGGCAGAGGTTTAGCTAAAATTGCAGCACAGAAAAAAGGATAATTATCATGGCAGAATATAAACAACCTATTATTGTACCCAATGCAGAAATTTATTTAACGCAAGATCCTAATAAGTTATCAGCACAACAATTAGTTAAAGGCACAGGCACACCACGTGTAAGCGCAGGCGATCCTGGTTCTAATGTGATTAATAAAAACGGTGAAACACAGATCCGTGGTTGTGGCGCAGCTACTAAAGGCACAAAAGCTAGAGGCCCGATGGCGTAATCATGGCTTTAAATTATTCTCAGCTTGTTGTTCAAATACAGGACTACACAGAAAATACGTTTACAACAGTGGATATAAATAACTTTATCCGCCAAGCAGAACAACGTATTTACAATACTGTACAACTTCCTGCGTTAAGAAAAAACGTAACAGGGGTACTAGGTTCTGGGAATAAGTATTTAGCAATGCCCGCTGATTGGTTGGCTACGTTTAGCTTAGCTGTTATTAATGCTGCTAACGAGTATACCTATCTTTTAAACAAAGACGTAAATTTTATTAGGCAATCGTTTCCTGATACGGATTCAGATTTTTTTGGTCAACCTCAATACTATGCTGTATTTGATAACACTACGTTTATTGTAGGCCCTACACCCGATGCTGGCTATGCCGCAGAACTTCATTACTTCTATTATCCTGAATCTATTGTGACTGCAGGTACTTCATGGGTAGGTAATAATTTTGATTCAGTGCTTTTATATGGATCATTACTAGAAGCTTACACCTATATGAAGGGCGAAAAAGACGTGCTTGATAATTACAGATCTCGATATGATGAGGCTATGTTATTACTCAAACAACTTGGTGATGGCAAAGACCGCCAGGACGCATACCGCTCAGGCCAAGTAAGATACCCCGTTCAATAAAGGATATTAAGTGGCTTTATCACAAACACTAGCAACAAGCTTTAAAGTTGAAATCTTAGATGGCATCCATAACTTTGGTACAGGCGTTATACGTGCAACCACTGCAGCGGATACATTTAAGATAGCACTTTATACAGCCAATGCTACATTGAATGCAACAACAACCGTATATACAACAGACAATGAAGTCACAGGGACGGGCTATATAGCAGGGGGTAACACACTAGTTATTTCTCAAGTGCCTACTTCAACAAATACTGAAACAGTGGCATGGTTAAACTTCGCTAATTCAAGTTGGCCTAACGCTACCTTTTCAGCAAACGGTGCTTTGATATATAATAGCACTCAAGGTAACAAAGCAGTAGCAGTATTAAATTTTGGAAGTACCAAAACTACGACCAATCAAACGTTTACAGTAACATTCCCGGCGTCTACATCAAGCGCTGCAATTATAAGGATCACATAAATGACAACAGTATCTTCTGTATTTTCAGAAGCACCGCAAGTAAGAGTAAGTAATGTAAGACCGTTAGAAAAAGATTTATATAAGATGATGTGGGACATACCAGAGTATAGAGTTGTAGCTCCTGGTGAACTCATCGCACAAGAATTTTTGAATCAAGCTAAACCTCCTAAAGGGGCGTCAGTAATAGACTTAGGATGTGGTACAGGGCGTGGTGCTCTTAACCTAGCTTTTTTCGGTGGCTTAAATGTCACCATGGTTGACTTCGCAGATAATTGTTTAGACGAAGATATTCGACCGATGTTAGAAACACAGAAGCATGCTATGCGATTTGTAGAGGCGGATTTATCTCAACCCCTACCTGTCAAAGCAGCATATGGCTTTTGTACCGATGTGATGGAGCATATAAGACCTCATCATGTTGATAGAGTATTAGATAATTGTTTGGCTGCTTGTCAGCATGTTTTCTTTCAAATTGCTACTGAAGACGACATCATGGGTAAAGTGGTAGGACACAAGCTTCATTTAAGTGTGCACCCGTATGAGTGGTGGCTAAAGAAATTTATTGATCGTGATTGTGTTATTCATTGGTCTAAAGAAGAAAAAGGGTATTGCCTATTCTATGTAAGCTCATGGATTAAAGGCGAAGATGTAGTTGATGCAGGCGTACTTAATACGGACGAAGAAACGATTAAGGCTAATGTAGAATTCAACGTACAAAGAGACTTTATGCAAGTACAGCCTCACCCAACGAACGACCAAGAAGTAATGATTGTAGGCGGTGGCCCGTCATTAAATGAACACCTTGAAACCATTAGACAAAAGAGGGCTGATGGTGTTAAACTGATCGCAATTAATGGGGCTTATAAATGGTGCCTAGATAATGGACTAACGCCTTCTGCTATGGTTATGGTAGATGCAAGACCATTTAATGCACGATTTACTCAACCTGTGGTAGACCATTGTAAGTATTTTATTGCTTCTCAATGTGATCCTACTACGTTTGATGGGTTACCAAAAGACAGAACTTATATATGGCATACAAGTACGGAATTACTTAATGGCATATTGTCCAAACATTATAAAACATGGTATCCGGTTCCAGGAGGATCAACAGTCCTTTTAAGAACTATACCGTTATTTAGAATGTTAGGCTTTAAACAGTTTCACCTTTTCGGATGTGATTCTTGTTTAGATGAAAATGAAGTTCACCATGCATATGAACAGAAAGAAAATGATGGACAGCTAGTCATACCTGTAAACGTGGGCGGGAAAATATTTAGCTGCAATCCGTGGATGATTTCTCAAGCACAAGAGTTTATTGATTTGATTCGTATGCTAGGGGATGAAATTGAATTAAATATTTACGGCGGATTACTTCGTCATATTTTAGAAACAGGCGCTTCATACGCCGATATAAAGGAGATATAACATGGCTGCTTCAGCATGGCAATTATATAATAAAGCAAAACAAAGTATAGGTAACGGAACTATTACATTAGGTGCCGGCGTATTCAAAATGGTCTTAGCAAGAAGTGCAAGTAATGCTTCTACTTTTACACTAAGCACATATGCGTCTGTAACTAATGAAATTTCTGCTACTGGCGGTTATGTAACAGGTGGTAAAAACTTAGTACCAGCAACAGGATACTGGACAGTGGGCGCTTCAGCGAAACAATACAAGTTCACAATGTCTACAGTAGGTTTAGCATTTACAGCTTCTGGTGCTTCATTGACTAATATTAAATACGCAATCATTCGTAATTCAACTGGCGCTACTGCTGGTAAGTTACTATGTTTCTGCCAATTATCATCAAGTCAATTTACTGTTACATCACCAAACACATTGACAGTTCTACCTGCTGCTACCGGTATCTTTACTTTAACTTAGTCAACGTTAGGATAGGGTAAATGTTTTCTAACGTTCCTTTTTCGGGTGGAGCATTTTCTGCTGATGAAGGTTTAACGAATACAAACATTACCCCAGCAGTTGGTACGCTATCATTAACAGGCATAGCACCTACTGTAATTAGAGGACAATTAATTACGCCTGCAGTTGGGGCAGTAATATTAGCAGGACAAGATCCTCAAGTTGTTAGTGGTAAAATAATTACGCCCACGGGTGAATCTCTACTTATAGGTTCTGCACCAAGCGTTGTTGTAAGTGGAAATGTAGTTACACCTAGTGTAGGTAGTGTATTAATAAATGGATTAGCACCTTCAGTTGTACAAGGTAGGATTATTACTCCTAGCGTAGGTGTTGTAGTATTAGCAGGTCAAAATCCTGAAGTTGTTAGTGGTAAGATTATTACTCCTGCGGGAGAAGCGTTACTCATAGGTTCAGCACCAAGTGTTGTTGTACAAAGTACGGTCATTACGCCTAATGTAGGAACTGCAACAATAACAGGAGAAACACCTAGTATTTTAAGGGGTACCGTAGTTATCCCAGGTGTAGGAACGGTTGTAGCTACAGGCATAGCGCCCAATGCAATTATAGGTCGAATTATTACACCTTCTGCGGGAGCGGCTAATATATCAGGGTTTGCACCTGACGTAGTAAGAGGCACTGTTGTAACGCCCGATGTAGGCGCCGTCACTATAACAGGACAAGCACCAAGTGCAGTTGAAGGACGAGTAATAACCCCTAGTGTAGGCACTTTAACATTAGTAGGTGTAGCGCCGCATGTAAGTAAAAGCGTAACCCCTAGTGTAGGCACTTTAACATTAGCAGGTGTAGCACCAAGTGCAGTTGTAGGGCAAGTAATAACCCCTGCAGTAGGATCAGTAACATTAGCAGGCGTGGCACCACATGTAAGTGGAAGTATAACTCCTGCAGCGGGAAGTGTAAACGTTGTAGGCATAGCCCCAAGCGTAGTAAGTGGCAAAATTATAACACCTGCGGGTGAGACATTGCTGATAGGTTCAGCACCAAGTGTTATAGTAAGTGGACAAGTTATACCGTTAGTAACAGGTGCAGCCGTTATTACAGGTGTGGCACCAACGATAGTAAGAGGTTCTATTATTGAACCCGGTGTTGGTAACGTAAATATTGTAGGACAAGTACCTATAGCGTTTAGAAATATTGATGCTCAACCTGGTACAGGAACATTAACTTTAGTAGGTACAGCACCTGACGTAGTAAGTGGTGAGATAATAACACCAACAGGCGCGTCAGTATTAATAGGTTCAGCACCTAGTATTGTTGTAAGTGGCAAGATTATTACACCCGCAAGAGGAACATTAGCTCTTGTAGGAGCGGCTCCAGGTGTAGCACAAAGTAAGATATTAACGCCTGGCACAGGAACATTGGTACTCGTAGGTGGAACGGCGACTGTAAGTAATCCTAATTGGCAGACAATAAATACGTCTCAAACACCAGATTGGAACACAATAGGTACATCGCAAACACCAGGTTGGGGTACAATAAATACAGCGCAAACCCCAAATTGGGTAAGAGTCGCAGCATAAAATAAAGGATAAATATGGCTCTTGTATTAAAAGATAGGGTAAAAGAAACAACGACAACCACAGGTACGGGCACCTTAACATTAGCGGGTGCAGCAACTGGGTTTCAAGCATTTTCAGTCATTGGAGATGGTAATACTACTTACTACACTGTTTCTAGTTCGGGTAGTAGTGAGTTTGAAGTAGGTATAGGTACTTATACATCCTCTGGTACTACATTAGCACGTACTACTATTCTTGCTTCATCTAATGCAGGGGCAGCGGTTAATTTTTCAGCAGGTAGTAAAGACGTTTATGTAGTATATCCAGCAGGCAAGTCAGTTAATTTAGATGCAGGTACAGATGCATATGCTCCACAGTTTGTAGCTTCTAACGGGTTATTAGTAAATAATAAGACTGTAGGCACTACGTATACAATCCCAACAGGATATAATGCAACTTCAGCAGGTCCAGTTACGGTGAGTGGGGGCGTTACTGTCACGGTACCCAGCGGATCAAGATGGGTTGTTTTATAGTGTTTGATGGTATAATTTAATAAAATAAAAAAAGAGATTATTTATGGCAAGCTCCTATTCAGATTTAAAAATAGAACTTATAGCTACCGGCGAGCAGTCAGGTACTTGGGGCACTACAACTAATACTAATTTAGGCACTGCATTAAGTGAAGCCATTACGGGTTCTGCTGATGTTGCCTTCTCAAGTGCCGATGTAACACTTACTCTAACCGATACAAATAACGCTCAATCAGCACGTAATCTAAGACTAAATCTAACAGGTACATCAGGTGGAGCGCGTAACTTAATCTTAGGTTCAGGCTGTCAAATTGAAAAACTCTATTTAGTTAATAACGGATGTGCTGACGCAGTTACAGTTAAGAATACATCAGGAACAGGTATCGCAGTCCCAGCCGGCGCATCTACGTTTGTATTTAATAACGGTACTAATGTGGTTGACGCGGTAAATTACTTTTCAGGTATACTTAATTCAAGTGCTGTTACGATTACAGGCGGCACAATTAATAGTACCCCTATTGGTGGTAGTACAGCATCTACAGGCGCTTTCACTACTTTAAGTGCATCAGGTAATTTAACTGTGGATGGAAATACTACACTTGGTAACGCATCTGGTGATACAATAACATTAAATGCAGCTACGGCTACGATACCTAATAATTTAAACTTTAATGGTACAGGCACTGTAAGGTTACCTAACGGTACAACAGGACAAAGACCTACCCCTGCAGCGGGTATGATACGTTATAATACTACGTCAGGTCTATTTGAAGGGTATACAACACAGTGGGGTGGTATTGGTGGGGCTTCAGCGAATGGAGCTGTTTACGAAAATGCACAATCTATTACTGAGAACTATACTATGACAACAAATTTTAACGGTGAATCTGTAGGCCCTATCACAATAGCAAGTGGTGTTACAGTCACTATACCTAGTGGATCACGCTACGTAATATTATAAGGGAAAATACATGGCATCAATAATTTCAGCAGGCACAACATCGGGTACAGCACTCAACATGGCTGGGGATACCTCTGGCGTATTACAACTAGCTACTAACGGTTCAACTACAGCAGTAACAGTAGACGCATCACAGAATGTAGGGATTGGTACTGCAAGTCCAACTACTTATGGAGATAGTAATACAAAATTAGCTGTATATAAAGCCACATCTGGTGCTACTTTTATAAATACATTGGTTGGAACAGATAATGTTAAATATGCTACTTACATTAATGATTGGAGTGCTGGTAGTGACCAAATAGTAAAAACAGGAACATCTACTAATCATGCTTATGCCTTTTTAACAAATGGCACAGAGCGTATGCGTATAAACGCTAGTGGTCTTATTTTATTTGGCACTACAGATACCGATGTTACAAATGGTGCAGTAGTAATACAAAACCTTAATGCGGTTAATAGTTTTATTAAAGTAGGACATAAAACAGGTTCTATAACTGGCTCTGATTTTATTGCTTTTTATTATAACAATACACAAATTGGCGGTTGCTCTCAAAGCGGAACTACTGCTGTTGCTTACAATACATCATCAGACTATCGCCTAAAAGAAAACATTGTACCAATGACAGGTGCATTAGATAAAGTAGCATTATTAAAACCTGTTACTTATACATGGAAATTAGACGGTTCAGATGGTCAAGGATTTATTGCTCACGAATTACAAGAAGTAATACCAGATGCAGTCACAGGTGAAAAAGATGCTGTAGACGAAGATGGTAATATTAAACCACAAGGCATAGACACATCATTCCTAGTAGCTACTCTAACAGCAGCAATCCAAGAACAACAAACCATCATCAACGACCTAAAAGCAAGAATCACAGCGTTAGAAGGAGCAGCATAATGTCCTCAGTAGTCATATCAGGTAACACATCGGGAACCATTACACTAGACGCCCCAGCAGTCGCGGGCACAACGACGCTCACCCTACCAGCAACAAGTGGGACGGTAGTTACGAAAGATACTAATGGTATTACATCTGTTAACGGTGTTCAATTTCCAGCAACTCAAAGTCCTAGTGCAGATGCTAATACGCTAGATGATTATGAAGAAGGTACTTGGAGTGCAACACTTACTCCGACAACTTCTGGTTCTATTACTGTTAGCACCAATACTGGATGGTACGTTAAAATAGGAAATCTTGTTACCGTTGGTGTAAATATATTTATGAGTTCAGTTAGTTCCCCTGTTGGACAGGTGCAAATAAATGGACTTCCATTTACATCTGTTAGTGGGATTTCTAAAAGACCTGCCGTTGCTGCAAGTGGATTAGTTTTAACTTCATATTTAGGGGCGGTTTCAGGACAAATAACTGCAAATAGTTCAACAGCCCTTTTAGTTGTAAATGACCAAGGAAATTGGGCTAATACAATCGGGGTTTCTTCACAAATTCAATTTATGGCTTCATATGTAATATCTTAATTAACTACACCATATTAGTGTAGTCAGACACTTAACAGGAGAATTAAAATGGCATTAACTAAAACAACTAACATTGACCAAATTACGGTTACAGAGAATGGCATAGTATTATATCGTGAAGTTACTCGTATATTAGAGGATGGTGTAGAAATATCAAAGACTTATCATAGAACAAGTTTAGTACCAGCACAAGACTTAACAGGCGTACCTGATAATGTAATAGAAATTGCTAATGTAGCTTGGACACCAGAAGTGATTGCAGCATATAATGCACAACAAGAAGCTAGATTAGGAGCAGTATAATGTCAATGATTTTAGACGGCAGTAACGGAGTCACGTTTAATGACGCATCTCTACAAGGAGCTGCAGCGTCACCTTATGTGCTAAAGAACCGTATTATTAATGGTGACATGGTGATTGACCAACGTAATGCTGGTGCTAGTATAACTCCTACAGATACATCAAACCTTACTTATAATGTTGATAGATGGGGTACTTTTGGTTCTGCTTCATCTAAATTTACTGTACAACAAAATGCAGGAGCAGTAACCCCGCCAGCAGGATTTAACTATTATATTGGTGTTACTTCATTATCTGCTTATACAGTAGGTGCAGGCGAAGAGTTTTCTGTAATTCAACAGGTAGAAGGATATAATGTAGCTGATTTAGATTTTGGTAAAGCTACTGCTAAAACAATAACATTATCATTTTGGGTTCGTTCAAGTTTAACTGGAACATTTGGGGGTTCTATAAGAAATGGAGCGGCTAATAGAAGTTATGCTTTTTCATACACCATTTCAGTTGCAAATACATGGGAATACAAAACAGTAACTATTGCTGGTGATACATCAGGAACATGGTTAACTACAAATGGAATTGGCTTTAGAGTAGTATTTGGTTTAGGTGTTGGCGCATCAGCTAGTACAACTGCTGGAATTTGGACTGCTGGTAATTTTTCTTCAGCTACAGGAGCAGTATCAGTCGTAGGCACTAACGGAGCTACCTTCTACATCACAGGTGTCCAACTAGAACAAAACACATCAGCAACACCGTTTGAACGCAGAATGTTTGGTTATGAGTTGGCATTGTGTCAAAGGTATTTTGAGAAGTCATATAATTTATCTGCTGCTGTTGGTTCTAATGCCTCATCAACTCAGATATTCAGTGTACCAGCGTATAATCGTTCAAGTCTTTGTTATACACAATCAATTTATTATAAAGTAAGCAAAAGGTCTACTCCTACAGTAACACCTTATGCTTATGATGGAACGTCAGGTCAATGGCATACAGGAGTTATAGGAACTAATGAACAACTAGGTAATGCTACCGTTATTGATTCATCAGAAAATAAATTTGGTCTTACTGTTGCATATACGGTAACACCAACAGGCTCATATGGACATTTTACAGCTTCTGCTGAATTATAAGGATTAATATGTATAAATTAATTAAAAATATCATCAATAATAATATCAATGGAATTAAAAGATTGTCTGATGGAGCTTGCATCCCATTTGACCCAGCTAACACAGACTACCAAGCCTATCTAAAATGGCTTGAAGAAGGCAACACGCCTCTACCTGCGGACGAGTAATGAAGATCCTAGTTGGGGTTTTATTAACGCTTTGTCTTATTTGGTGTGTACATAGCGCTCACGCGGAAACAACGACGATAAACCAAAAAGGAATGCCAGTTCCCTCCGCTATGGCACCTAGTATGTCTGCGTTTTCACAAGATGTTTGTGCGGTACCTATTAGCGCGGCGGGTAATTTAGGCTTTATATCTTTGTCAGGCGGTACCGTTCTCCTTGATGAGAACTGCGTGAAGATTAAGCTCGCCAAAACACTAAACGATTTAGGACTTAAAGTGGCTGCCGTATCGGTACTATGCCAAGATCCAAAAGTATGGGACGCTATGGAGATGAGTGGTTCACCTTGTCCAATGGGTGGTGCTGTAGGTTATACAGCTAAGAAGGCTTGGTATGAAAAAGACCCTGAAAAGTTTAGAAAATTATATGGCCCGAATTACACTCTTCCTACTCCTTCTAATACTAAGGAATAACGCATATGCTTGGTACTGTAATTTCCAACCTGACAGCCAAGGTAACATCATTCCTGGATCTATGTCGTGTAGTGGTATTGACCCTCAAGAAGCTTTGCAGCAACATTATTGCGGTTGGTATAGACCGAATGACCCTTATTGCTCAATATATCAAGTCCCAGTATGTAGCCCTCAAGTCGAGTATCAAACCTTGTCATGCCCAGTTAACCAATCAGGTGCTATTAATCAAAGTAGGAATTATGAATGTTCTACACAGTCTTGGACAGGTTGGACAACAACTTCTAACAACTGTACGCCAGATCCTCCAACGTGTATTGAATCTGTTGAAACGAGGCAACTAACATGTTCAGCTGGCTTCGAAGGATTATCTCAAGAACAAAGAACTTCGATTTGCTCGGATCCGTATGGTTCTCCAACTTGGACCACTTGGTTGGAAATATACAATACTTGCAGGATGACGGCAACAAACTTAAACAACCCAACATCGCCAGTCAGTCCGATAAGTCCGATGAATCCGAACAGCGTGTTGAACCAAGTCACAACTGCGCCTATCACCCCACCAGAACCTGTAATTGTACAGGACATGACTGCATTGACAACGACAACAGAAACACCAGCTACTTCGGTAGCAACCGTAAAGAGCGAAACAAGTGGGGGGACATCTGCACCAAGCCCCGCAAGTACTACGACGACGTCGGGCACAGATAAAAAAGACGCGCCTAAAGCGCCAGAAGTACCGAAAGGTAAAACAATAGTACCAGGCTTTGGCATCGTAATGTCGATGCAGCTTATAAACTCAGGCTACAACCTGCAGCAAACTCAGATACAAGAAAATATTAAACTAATACAGGAACAAGACTATGAGCGACAACAAAATATATTCATTGAATTTATCAGCGCAAATGATACTGGGGATTATCTTATCCGTGCTAGTGCCAATAGGTGGCGCAGTATATTACGGGATAACCCT